AAATGGTGCTTTTGGTAGCCCTAATGGTGAACAATTTAGAGAGTTATCATCATCTGATTCATCATTCCGCTCATTGCTACAGGATTATTCAGCCCTATATGGCCCTCGTATTATGAGCAAAAGCCGTGGCGCTGTGCGTCCTGATGACCCACAATACTATCAGTCTTGGGCTAAAGCCATCAATGAAGACTTTATAAACTCAGCCGTAGCAAGAAGACTTATTGCCGGTGAAAGAATTGAAGATGTGGCAAAGTGGCTAGAGGGAGAAGCAGGTCTGCGTGCCCGTCTCAACCTTGCTAGAACTGATTCTTTAGATTATGTAAGTACCGTAAAGGGATTCGTAGATAACTATATCCCTGATGGATATGGAATTAGAGAAGAATTATTGTTTGGCGGACCAACTGGAACCGGTGCTAAAGTATCTGAAAGTTTCCTTAGAGATGCAATTAAGGACCCAGATGCTCTACCTGTAGTACATGGACACTTAATAGATGAAAATCTAAACCTAAGAAGCGTAGGCGTTGCTCGTCGCATTATCAATGAGTCATTCAAATGGTTGGCTACAATGCCTGAAGATGCATGGGCTCGTCATCCATTGTTTATAGATTTATATCAAAAGAGTATTGTTCGCCGTGTCAGAACTATTGAACAACTCAAGGGCCGTACAATTACCCGTGAAGAGTTTGATAAGATACAGTTTAACCTAGAGAAGTCAGCCCGCGCTGATGCACTCAAGGGTGTAAAGGCTACTCTTTACAATGTGGAAAGACGCACTAATGCAGCCTGGGCACTACGATTTGTTATGCCATTCTTCTCTGCACAAGAGAATGCTATTAAGACATGGCTTAAGATTGTAGGCGAAAAACCACAGATTGCCTACCGTGCAGGTTTATTATGGAACGCTCCAAACCGTATGGGACTTGTCACCGATGAGAATGGTGAACCAGTTCCACCTAATCAGGCATATAACCCTGATGATACAATGTGGCTACAAGTTCCATCAGTATTCAAGAAACTTCCATTAATTGGAGAAGGCTTATCTTCACTAGACCAGGTTGGTATTAGTAAGCGAAGCCTAGATGTTGCCTTCCAAGGTAATCCATTCGGTGTAAATCTAGGTCCATTGCGTGCTATTCCTGTGGCTCAAGTAATGAAGTTAAAGCCAGAACTGTCTGAAGTATTAGGCTTTGCGTTTCCATTCGGCCCTGATGCTTCTATCAAACAGTTTGCTCCTACCTGGTTACGACGTCAATGGGAAAAAATTGAAGGCCAGAATAGTTCTGACTATGCTAGAATGTTCCAACTAATCTGGCTGACAGAACAACAAAAGGCTAGAGAAGAAATGCGGCCTTACCTTACCGAGAAACAAATCGTTAAGAAGGTAAATGCATACTACAATATGCGTACCGCAGCCTCTTTACTTCTACCATTTGCTCCACAGTTTGATAGCCCTTATAGATTCTATATGGATAAGTGGCGTCAATACTCAGAGCAGTATGGACTACAAGCAGACGCTAAGTTCTTAGATGATTTCCCTGAGTACTTCTCGTTCGCTACAAGCCTATCAAAGAATCCAACTGGCGCAAGAGCCACAATGGATGATGTTCAGAACGCTAAACGATACAGTGACTTAGTTGCTGAAGTATCTAAGTATGACCAGACTTTGATTGGTTTGATTACTCGCGGCAGTGGTGCTGCTAAGTATAATCCAACAGCATACTGGTGGCAGTCAGAGACATCAATCTCCCCTGGCACACCAGAGAAGTTCCGTGGCAAACAGACTCCTATGGAAGCAGCCCGGGCTAATCAGGCTCGTGAAGGTTGGGCTAAGTATCGTAAAGTTACCGCCCTACTAGACTTAGAATTACAGAAGCGTGGACTAACATCCTATGAGCAGACAGGTGCTGCCGACTTGAAGGCCATTAAGTCTGCAGTTATTCAGTCACTATCAAGTGAAGTTGACCCAGTAACTGGACAACCAACTGGAGTTCCATCTGCCTGGTACCAAGATTATAAAGATGTTGATGGTTTAAAGACGGCAAAGACTGTTATAGGTATCCGTCAGATTCTCAACAACAAGCAGTTCATGAGGGACAATGCTGATGACCCAACGTGGAAATCAGTAGCAATATACATGAAGGTTCGCGATGACATAGCCAGAAGGCTAAAAGGAAGAGCGGTTCAAAGTATAGATGCTAAATCAAATTATGATTTGCGTATGATGCTTGACTTCTATGTCAGCCAATTAAGAAGAGGCGATGTAGAATTTGCTGACATATATGACAGATATCTATCAAGAGATATGATATTCGACAGATACCTAGATAGCGGAATGTGATATGGCGACATTAAAAGAACAGTTGGCTAAAGCCGAAAACGATGTTAAACGTTTTGAAGGATTACTTGCTGGGGCAAACGACTATGCTGAGGCTAATGGTCTAACTGAAAAGACCCAGGCTCAAACTCAGTATGGAGATGCTCTTAGAAAGGCTAAGAGTAAAGTAGCCGAACTACAGGGTCAAATATCAGAGAAGAAGAAAAAGAAGACAACAGAAGAATCTGTTGCTAGTGGAGATTTTACTTCTCTTAATCTTCCCTTTGAGACAGATGATAAACTTATAAACGAAATTAAAAATCTAGGTATAACCATTACCCCGGAGTCATTCAATATGGGTGGTGCTGGTGCTGGAATGTTTGTATTCCAAGGAGAGGGAACTACAACAAAGCCCGTACCTCGCACTAGAAGAAAAATTACAATTAAAGAACCTAAAGTTGAATTAGTAAGCACAGTGCTGAATTCTTTTTGGACTGACCCACTAGTTCAGAATAAAGTTATGTCTGCTCTTATTGCATCAGGTAATTCTAATGCTACTCAACTTGATGCTTATGCTACCTGGGAGGCTACGGTAAAGCAGGCTGCATCATTGTATGATGCTGGCCGTGGACCTAAGTTTACTCCAATGGATATTCTTAATATGTCTATCCGCAAAGCCGGTGGCCCTCAGGTGACAACATACGTAGAAGTCCCTAGAGATGCGGATTTAAAGCAAATTATTAAAGAGGGTGTGTTTGGCCTTATCAGAAAAGAGCCAGATGAAAACGACCCCATATTCCAGAACCTATTCCAGAAGATTAAGAATCTCTATCAAAAGGGTGAAACTGTAACTACTACCACAGATGCCTCAGGTAGACAAGTTCAGAAGCGTACACCTGGTGTGACTAATGCCACAATCCAGGCTGAGATTCAAAAAGTATATAATCAAAACAATCAAGACTTTCTTGAGGCCAAAAGCCTTGAGGGTGCAGACTATTTCTCACAATGGCAGAGGGGTTAATCAGTGGCTGAAACTAGAACGCCTGAGCAAATTGCTTATGACGATGAATTAGCACGCATCCAAGGCATGCCATTGGGGACTGCCCGCCAAAGAGCGCAAGATGCTTTTGATGCTAAGTATCCAAATGGAAGACCAGTAGAGAGTCAAGCAGATAAAGAAAGAAAAGCAGAAGTAGCAGGACAAGCCTTCGGCTTTATGAAAGCATTTCTTGCTCAGTATCCTAATGATGCAAAGTTGCAATCTGCCTGGTTAAAACTTCTAGCAAATGACCTTACTGGCGCAAAGTTAGATTATCAAGCCAGCGAATATTATAAGAGCACATCATCTATATCTGACCAAAGATTAAAGCAGAAACTTGGACAGTTTGGTGTATATACTCAGGAACTAAACAAGTACATAGATGAGCAGATTCGTAGGCTCACAGCATCTGGAATTAAACTAGACCCTAATAGTCCACAGGTAAAGGCTCTCCTTGAGACAGCATACCTAAACAACGATAATGATAATCAAGTTGATATCAAGGCTCTAGCCTTTACTAAAGGTAAGACTATAGGTGGCCAGACTGGTCAATCCATTGCGGACTTGCGTTCCTATGCTAAAGCCTTTGGTATTAAATACTCTGATGCTGACTATAACCGTTGGTCTGAAGAGATGTTCTCAGGAACAACAACAGCATATGATATCCAAGCAAAGATGCGTCAAGACTCTGCTAGCGCATTCCCTGTATATGCAAATCAAATTCTAAATGGAACATCAGTTGACAGCATTGGTTCTGCTTATAAGAATTCATTTGCTAATATTCTTGAACTTGACCCAGATGCAGTAGATTGGAATGAACCAATTCTACGCAAAGCCCTACAATATACACAAAATGGACAACCATCTATAATGCCATTGTGGCAGTTTGAACAAGACTTACGCAAGGACCCAAGGTGGCAGTATACCAACAATGCTCGCGAGAGCGTGTTCAATGCAGTCTATCAAACCGGATATGACCTAGGAGTTCTATAGTGGCAGAACAAATTCTTAATGCTGCTGAAATTGCAGAAGCAAAGGCAGCGTTCCGAGCAGCAGAACAAAATGTTATAAAAGCCAATGCGGCCAAGACATTATTCGGTGAACAAAACAAGCCAGCAATTATAGGTGGTATAACCGATTTAACTAAAAGTATTAGTCAATACACTGAAGCACTAAAATCAGGTGCTACTGGAAAAGATTTAAAGACTGCTACTACTGGGGTAAAGTCTGCATTAGCCACATCAAAAGAAACTACCAGCACGCTAAATCCACAACTTCAAATTCTAGAAAGCAATATAAAAACAGCAACAGATATATTGGCTGGGATAAATATACCTGCTCCTGTTTATGGGCAAGATAATTCAGAATTATTAAAACTCATAGAATCGCTTCAGAGTCAAATTGCTGCAATGCAGGCATCAATGTTGGCAATGCAACAACAGACTGAAGCAGATGCAACTGCGGCAGCAGAACAGAAAGCCCTAGACGAAAGACAGTCGGCATTTGATATTCTATACGAACAAATGGATTCCCTTGGCTTAGCAGCCTTAGTGGAACCACTTCGTAATCTGATTCAAGAGAATGTTAGCCCATCTGAATTTGCTGTTAAACTACGCCAGTCTGATGCTTATAAGGCTAGATTCATAGCCAACGAAGAGCGTCTAAAGAAGGGTCTAAGAGTATTACAGCCACGAGAGTATATCGCTGTAGAAGATTCCTATCGTCAGGTTCTACGCAGTTATGGACTGCAACAGTTTGACAATGATACATATGTTCAACAGTTTATAGCCAACGATGTATCAGCAGCAGAACTGTCTGATAGAGTATCTATGGCAGTTCAACGCGTACAGAATGCTGACCCTGCAATTGCTCGTACCTTGCGTGATTACTATGGTATTGGCCAAACAGATTTGGTTGCTTATGTTCTTGACCCGAATCAGCAACTACAGAAGATTCAACGCCAAGTTGCTGCAGCAGAAATTGGAAGTGCTGCAAGACTACAAGGACTTGAGGCTGGAGTGGGAGTTGCTGAACAATTAGCAGCCCAAGGAATCACTCAGGCTGAAGCACAAAGAGGTTATGCTACAATTGCTGACATCTTGCCTACAGCAGAGAAACTATCTCAAATTTATGGGGCATCACTTGAAGGATATGACTTGGCTCAAGCAGAGCAAGAAGTATTCAATCAGTTGGCTTCAGCACAACGACGCCGTGAGCGTCTAACTCAGCGAGAAATTGCTGCGTTTTCTGGACAGTCTGGGCTAGGAAGAACATCTCTAACCCAAGATACTGGCGGACAAATATAGAATCCTGAGCGGACCCATCGGCCCCGACAGTGTAAAAGACCGATAGCAAGAGCCATACTATTACCCCGAATGGATATGAGGCTTGCGACTAACTACGAATAGAAGGGTGGAACGTTGCTATGAGCAACAACTACTGGGATGAAGAAGACGACGACCTAGATACTCCGGAACAATTTGCAGGTGATGGCAGTGACTTGTTAAAGAAGTTACGCAAAGCCAAGCGTGCAGATGAAAAGAGAATCAAAGAACTTACTGAGCAACTTGAGTCACTATCCAAGGTGCAGCGTGAGCGAACCGTCAAGGAAGTCCTAGAAAAGAAAGGCGTGAATCAGAAAGCAGCACGCCTTGTAATGAAAGACTTGGATGATGTTAACGAGGAGTCAGTATCTCGCTGGCTCGATGATAACGCAGACTTGTTTGGAATCAAGACGGCTGAAGAAGCACCTGTTAATACAAACGAATTGGCTGCATTACGTAACCAAGATGTTCTTACACAGAATGCACTCACGCCAGACCAAGGAATAGATTTGGACCAACGCCTAAATCAGGCACAGTCTCCAGAAGAAATTCTATCTATCCTCCGGTCACAATAACTAATCCGTTCATAGTCACTTGGAGGTGACAACTCAATGGCAAACCAATATACGTCAACCGCGAGCACATCGCTCGGTGGTTCCGTTGGTGGTGCTGGTCTAGTACAGAAGGCGTATGACCGTCTTCTTGAGTTTGCTCTCCGTTCCGAACCTCTAATCCGTTCGGTCGCAGACAAGCGCCCAGCCCGTCAAGCAATCCCTGGCTCAACTGTAATTCTACAGAAGTATGTCGACTTAGACCAGGCAACATCGACACTAACAGAGACAACTGACCCAGATGCAGTTGCTCTATCAACACCTACAACTGTAACCATTACTCTTAATGAGTACGGTAATGCAGTTCTAGTAACCCGTGCTCTCGAGTTGTTCTCGCTTGCAGACGTAGACCCAGCAATTGCAAACATCATTGCATACAACCTTGCTGATTCTATCGACGCAGTTGCAATGACAACTTTGAAGTCAGGTTCAAATGTAATTTACGGTGGAAGCCGTACATCAACCGCTACCCTTACTGCTTCTGATACGATTGACTCAGCAGACATCCGCAAGGCTGTTGCTCGTCTTCGTTCAAACAAGGCTAAGGCTCGTCGTGGTTCACTATACTGGACCGGTATTCACCCAGAAGTTTCTCACGACCTTCGTGCAGAAACCGGAAACATGGGCTGGAACTTCGTTCACGCTCAATCCAACCCAGCAGTTGACAAGATTTGGGCTGGCGAAATCGGAGAATACGAAGGCGCGTTCTTCGTTGAATCCCCACGTCTTTACAATGCTAAGGACGGCGCTGACCAGACTGCTCTTGCTACAACCGCTGTAACTGTTGCAGGTACATCTGCAGGCTTCACAATCGGAGTTGCTTCATCTTCCGTCATCGCTTCTCGTGCAGAAGTTGGCGACAAGATTGCTGCTACAAACCTCGGTTCAAATGCTAAGATTGCTGCTATCTCCACCTCTGGCGATACCACAACCATTACGCTAACCGTTGCTAACACCGGTGCAGTTTCTGCTACAACCACTGTAACTGTTACTCCAGTAACACGTACATTCGATACCATCGTTTGCGGTGCTCAGGCTATGGCAGAAGCCGTTGCTGAAGAGCCACACATCGTTATCGGTAACGTAACTGATAAGTTGATGCGCTTCCGCCCAATGGGCTGGTACGGCGTACTCGGCTTCGCAGTTTACCGCGATGAGGCTTTGTACCGAATCAACACTGGTTCTTCAATCGCTGCTCTCTAGTTGATTGACTCTGAGGGTAGACCCTAGAAAGTCTACCCTTCGGGGTGAGTTCATTAGAAAGGGACTTTATGACAAATTGGATTTTCCAAACCCCAACCGTAATGGAAGGGCCCGCTGGTGAACATCGTCTGTTTTACTTCTATAAACTTGACAGAGGCATTACAATAGTAAAAGATACAACAGGAAATTGGCAACAGATTCGCTACCCTGTAGATGATGATTTGCTAACATATCCTGTAGTCTATAGGGGTGGCTATAAGTATACAGTAGATGATGATACTAAAGCCTCGTTAATAGCCGGAGGCGTTGGTGTAACGGAGGATAACTTTACACAAGCATGAAACACTGGGAGCATCATCCTGAGCCAGTAGAAGGGTGCTTTGGATGTAAGGGACTGTCTATCCAGATGAACGCAGGGGATGCCGACAGCCGTAAACAGATGAGCAATAAAGCGTTCAACAAAGAATTGGATGCATATAAGGCTGCTAGAGCCCAAGGCATTCAACCTTCTGGAACTTCTATGAATAAAATCCAGGAGGCAGTAAAGGCTAGTGAAACATTAGGTCGAGCATATGATGCAGGCAAGATGCCACCGGCTAAAGCAATCAATAAAAAATCAGCAGCGGTAATGAAAGAACTAGGAGTATAGAATGCCAAAGGTAAACGGAAAGAAGTTCCCATATACAGCCAAAGGAAAGAAAGCAGCCAAGGCTTATGCTATGGCCGAGAAGATGGAATCTAAGGCTGAAAAGAAAATGGAATTGAAGAAGGGTATGAAGAAAGTTGCAAAGAAGAAGGGCAAGAAGTAATGAAGGCCAAGAAGGGAATGGGCTTCAAGGCAGCACAAAAATCTATAGCCAAGAAGCAAGGTGTGTCGATGGAACGTGCTGGTGCAATCCTCGCATCCGGAGCACGCAAGGCCTCCAAGAAAGCAGTCAAAGCCAATCCGAATCTCAAGAAGGTCCGTGGCATGACTAAGAAAAAGAAGGGCATGTAAATGGCTAACCCAATCAAGAGAGTTGTTAAGAGAGTTAAGACAGTTGCTCGCGAGGTAAGAGATATACCTACAGCAATTGGAACTTCTCTTGTGACTCAGCAGGACTATAAAGGTGGGAATCCTAAAGATAAGGCAGCGCTAACTCGCAATGCTAATCAGGCTAGCAAGAATCTAGACAAGCAAATTGCTGAGGCTGCTAGAGCAATCCTCACTGGAAAGTCTGGAACATCATCTGCTAAATCTAAAGAATACGGTAAATACAAACCAGGTAAGATGCGATGAAGAAGACTGCTAAGCAAAAGAAGATTTCAAAGGTAATGCGCGAGTTTAAGGCTGGCACATTACATTCTGGTAAGAATCCTAAGGGCCCAAAGAAAGCCCCAGTAGTCAAGAATCGCAAGCAAGCCATTGCTATTGCTTTATCTGAAGCAGGTATGGCACGCAAGAAAAAGAAGTAATGTCTTCGGGCAAGTATAAGTCTCATAGGGGATTCAACCCAATCCAGATAAAGGACGGTATGGTTGTGAGACTTAGAAAAAATGGAACCGTCAAAACAGTTCTAGGAAAGTATGGTGAGTATGGCAGGCAAGGCAGACCCAAGGCTTAAGAGAGCCGGAGTATCAGGTTATAATAAACCTAAGCGTACGCCTAATCATCCAACTAAGTCGCATGTAGTTGTGGCTAAAGAGGGAAGTCAAGTAAAGACTATCCGTTTCGGTGAACAAGGCGCAAAGACTGCAGGAGCCCCTAAGGCTGGCGAGTCTGAGCGTATGAAGATGAAGCGTAAATCTTTCAAGGCGAGACACAGTAAGAATATTGCTAAAGGTAAAATGTCTGCAGCATACTGGGCTGACAAGGTTAAGTGGTAATGGCATACACAAACCCTGCACTTCGTGAGCGAATCAAGAATAAGATTATGGCTAGTGGTAAAGGCGGGAAGCCTGGCCAATGGTCTGCTCGCAAAGCGCAACTTGTTGCTCAAGAATATAAGAAGGCTGGTGGTGGCTACTCAGGTAGCAAGACTAGCAAACAGAAGTCTTTAAGCAAGTGGACAAAAGAAGACTGGGGAACTAAGTCAGGTAAACCTAGTACACAAGGTAGCAAGGCTACTGGTGAAAGATATCTACCTAAGAAAGCCAGACAGTCTTTATCTGCTTCTGAATATGCTAAGACATCTGAGAAAAAGCGTGAAGACTTACGCAAAGGCAAGCAATTTTCAAAGCAACCAAAGTCAATAGCAAAGAAAACTTCGAGGTATAGATAATGGCAACAGGCACCGCAGGTAGTACATTTACAAGTGAGTTGAACCGTCTTGCTAATAGTGGTTCATATCCAGCACTGACTGCATACCTAGCACCTACCGGTGCCGCTAACCAATATGCTGGCACAACTGGCAAAGCGCTTCTTGCTGCACTTAATCTTGAAGCAGATGCTACCCGTCAACCTGATGAGTATAAGGGCTTAGGTGCGGTATGTAATGAATTAGCAGGGACAACAGACTTATCCCCAACTGATGCCTTAAGGAGTATTAATCTGTGACAACTACTTTCTCTAATATGGTTGATGAAGTTTTAATCAACCTATCAGGTTATACCTATCAACAAGACAGAAGTACTTATCTAACTGCTGCTGTGACTACACTCACATCTCCTAGTTCATCTCCACTGATTCTATCCCTCGGCTCATCTGATAATGTGGGTAAGGGTATCATTGAGATTGACGATGAGTTGATGTGGGTTGACTCGTTTGACCGTGTTGCTAATACTGCAACCATTGCTCCATATGGTAGAGGGTATCTAGGAACAACTGCTGCTACCCACGCTGTAGATACAAAGGTTACCATCTCCCCAATCTTCCCACGCTATTCAGTCAAGCGTGCTATTAATGATACTATCTCTGCAGTTGGTGGCTCCTTGCTTTCAATCAAGCAAACCACATTTACATTCAATGCCGCTGTAACAACCTATGAATTTGAAAATTTAAATATTGAAAATATCCTAACTATGATGTGGCAAGATATCGGCCCATCTAAAGAATGGATTCGCATCCGTCGTTGGGACTTTGACCCATTTGCAGATGTTGCAGTGTGGGGAAGCGGTAGCCAGACTGTTACCATTGGTGATTACATTACCCCAGGAAGAACTGTAAAAGTGATGTATACCACACGCCCAGAACAACTAGTTAATAGTTCAGATGTCTATTCAACAGTAACAGGATTACCTGATTCATCAAAGGATGTAATAGTTTTAGGTGCAGCATACCGACTACTTGCATACCTTGACCCTGCACGTGCTTCTCAGATTAGCCCACAGGCTGATGAGATTGATGCCAAGAGAGCATTTGGTTCTGCCAACTCTGCAGCACGACAACTCTACGCTTTATATCAACAACGCCTTACAGAAGAAGTCAAGGCGCAGCAAGGCCAATATCCACCACGAGTTCACTACACCCGATAGGAACATAGATGACAACACGCCAATACTCGTCCCGCTCACAGCAGTCCACGCTAACTGCTGCTATCACATCCGGCGCAACCTCTATGGTAGTCGTATCCGGAACCGGCCTTCTAGGTGGTGTAACAATTCCATCAGGCCGAACCTTTACTCTGGTCATTGACCCAGATACGGCGCTTGAAGAAATTGTAGATGCCACGGCGGTATCTACTAATACCTTTACGATTACCCGAGCCATTGATGGCTCAACAGCACAGGACCACTCAGCAGGTGCAGTAGTTCGCCATATGGCAATTGGTCGCGATTTCCGCGATGCCAACCTACACACCCAGGCTAGCGCTTCTTATAATGATGGTAGCGGTAGTGCTCAGTCTCTGCACGGAATTGCTTCCGGTGAAGGTGATGTAGTAGGTACAGCCAAGACACAGACACTTACCAATAAAACTCTTACATCCCCAACTATTTCCAATCCTACTTTTACTGGTACAACATCAGTTGCTGCGAGCGTAGTATTTGAAGGTACAACTTCTGATGACTATGAGACTACCCTTACAGTAGTTGACCCAACACAAGACAACACAATTACCCTACCTAATACAACAGGTACGGTAGTAATTGCTGATGCAACTCAGACTTTAACTAACAAGACTTTAACTAGCCCAACCATTGGTGGTAGCCCAGTCATAACTGGTTTGTCCTCAGCAGGTATGTCTGATACATCTGCTACCCCTAAGAATTATGTAGATAGCATTCTAGGTTCTGCAACGGCTGCAGCCACCTCAGCAGCATCCGCTGCCACAAGTGCTAGCAGTGCTGCTACAAGTGCCTCTAGCGCCTCTACAAGCGCTTCTAGCGCCCTAACTAGCGCCAATAGTGCAGCAACTTCAGCCACAGCAGCAAGCACCTCTGCATCCTCTGCAGCGACTTCTGCTAGCGCAGCATCTACCTCAGCATCTTCCGCTAGTACATCTGCTTCTTCGGCTGAAACCTCAGCAACCGCTGCTGCTACTTCGGCTTCGTCTGCTTCTACTAGTGCATCATCTGCATCTACCTCGGCTTCATCAGCAGCGACATCAGCAACTGCTGCAGCAACTAGCGCCTCAAGCGCCAGCACATCTGCATCGT